AAACATTGGTGGCAAGATTGATATAGATTTTAGATTTTTCGGGTGAAGCGCCCGTCCCGCCCCATGTGTTTGTGCCAGTCGCGGTATAAATTAAACTGTCGCCCGTGTTATAATACTGATCGCCTGTGGCGCATGTAGCGGGTGCGGACGCTACCATTGACAGCAGTTCAACTACGTCATCAACAAACGACGGCAACTGCGCACTCGGAACAAGCCCGTCAGCGCCCAAAGACGCTACACCGTTTGCCTGACCTTTTGTGCTTGCCGCGATTGCTCCAATTGCGGACGGCGTTATTTCGTCTGCTTGACCAGAAGCATGAGACGCGGCATGTGCTGTCGGGGTCATCGTGGTAGGAAAGTCGGTAATATTAGCTTTAACGTGCGTGTGTGAAGAAGCCGCTTTGCCGTCAAGGGCGTTCTTGATAATTTTGTTTTGCACAGGGTTTTCAGACGAATCAGATAAGGCGCTGTCAACCGTAACCCCTGACGGAATTGTCGGTTTGTTTTTAATAAAAGCGTCGCTGCTCGAATTTGATTCGTTCCAGTCAGCTTGCACGTTGGCTTCCGCATCAGCAGGGGCGTGAGCCGCCTGTGAATGGGAATATGCCGTGTCATAATTGGATTTAAGCGCGTCCGTCAGGTCGTTTGTTGACAAACCTTTTCCCGCCACCTTTGCCACAAACGCGCCCTTGATTTTGCTCCACAAATAAAGTAATCCGTTGTCGTCTAAATACTTTGCCATAATTTTGACCTCCTCTTATACTACTGAATTTATCAGCGCTTCGATTTCGATGTTGGTTAATGTGCCGTATGCTGTTTTAACCGCGTCGGCTGTGACGGGTTTTGTTACTCCCTGCGTTACCGCGCTTGCCGTATCGACCGACAAGACCGCGTTGTCAATTAAGAGATTCGACCCCACTTTGATTCCGCCGAGCACATCACCACTAGCGACCGGTAGGAATGACGAGCCTGGTTCACCAGTATCGCCTTTCTCACCCTTATACTTGTACCATTGATAAGAGGTATAAGCAGTGGGAGCCGTGGGGGATGTGCCGGAATATACACCGATAAATTGGTCAGGAGTATCTTTCATATCAGAATTTTGAGTCGGCTGTATTGCCGACCACTTTATCCATACGAAAGCAGATATACCATCCGCACCATCGGAGCCGTCAGCACCTTCCGCTTTCACGCCCGAATCCACATACGCAAGTTCGGTATAGTCCCACACCCACCAATTCCCGTTATCTCCTATATAGGGGGCAGTATCCCCGCCGCCGCTCAACGCGGCCTCGTTGATTGCTGCGACGAGGCTGCTTTTATCAACAGTTTCCAAATTAAGCATGTTGCCCACTGCTGTATCTATTTTCAGATTGTCCGCATTGACGTCTTCTCGCGTCTGCTTATCAGCGCCAAGATATTGATTTAGTTTCAGATTAGCCGTTTTGTTCGTGCTTGCCATGTTTACACCACCTTCCCGATCACAAGATACGTGCCGCTAATCGGCACTATATAAACCTTGTCGCCTTCCGCAGGCGATGCGTACGATGCCAGCCGCATAAATGCTTTCTGGCGCGGTTCCGCTTCCCCTGCCATCCGTAATATTAGCCCGTCCTCTATGACGCCGGCCACAAACGCAATACTATTCTGCTTGGGGGCCGGTTCCCTTGGTGGCACAAAAACGTTTTTCATATCTGCACCAGCCTTTGTGCGTAATGCGTCATCTGTTCGCTGTGCGTCATCGGAAAGTCCCAGCCGGTTTCGACAAATACGCCGTCCACATCGGGATGGTTGATCGCCAACACATCAGCACGACCGTGGATCGGCATGAGCGCAGTGTAAAATGTTAGCTGCTCATATATCTGATTCCGCTCAAAAGCGATGCGCCGAATATACGCGTCCAAGTCTTCCTGTGACGCGATAGCGTCCGGCTGGTATGTCTCGCTAACGATGCGCCGCCCTCTTCGTACGGTGGATAATCTCGAAAGCGGGTTGTCGTTTACCCACACAGTGCGGTAATCCTCATCCAGTTCAGGGTTCGCACACACGGCAATAAACACATTCGGCACGTTATAAAAATCTGCCTCGCTTGTGGTGTCCCGTGCGATTTCAGATAATTCGTCTGCCCTGTAAGTAAAATCAACCGCCGAAAGGGATGGCTCCTTATATGCCGAAAGCACAAACCGCCCTTCCGCATCGCAGTAAATTGGATCGAAGTTGATTTCGGACAGCAACGCGTTCACGACCGCCTGCTTTTTTAGCCCAACTTCAAACTCCCTGTCGGTTGGCAACTCGGTCTCAACATAATCAGCGATCATTACGTCAACTATGCCAGCGCTGATCAAAACAGATTGCACGGCATCTATATACGGTGTTCCCGCCGCAATAAACAGCGGTTCGTCTAAACTGTCCTCGGCCAGTATTACGGTGTGGTCGTATGCCTCAACGTGCCATACGGTTACCGCGTTTATGCTTTCTCTTGTAGGGGTCGAAAGCACAAACACGCCAAGAGGAAACTCCGCAAACTGCTTTTCGCGCGTCATGCTTCCGATGACACCCGAGTCTAGTTCGTCCCATGTAAGCCCGCGCGCGTCCCATTCGTCCCACGTCCATCCCAGTGCATCGCGGGCATCCCATGTGCTGATATCAATGGAGGACGCCGTTATGACATCCTCCATTCTCAAGAGCATATAGGGTTTTATTTCGTCCAGCAGCCAATCCAGTTCATCATACAAGGTAAACCGTGCCGTTCGCTGTATGTCCGCAAATCGGTTCAGGGATACCACTCCCTCCGCCGTTACGGACTTCAACCGCGCCCCGCCGCGTATCACATCGTACCGAAACTGTATTTCTTGTGATCCTGTACGCCCCTGTAAGGCGTCTAAAATTTGTTGCGCAGACCATATACCGCGCGCAAGTTTTTCCATGCCTTACACCTCCGCATACGGTATGGCCTCGACGTAATCAACCACCACCATCGTTAGTGTCACTGTCGCCGCTAGTTTATCCCGTTCACCGGGCAGCGCGGATACGTCACAGTACCATCTGTTCCCCCAGTTATCGCGGTACAGCAAAGTCAGTCCGCGCCGTACCAGCGCAATAAGAGCGTCCCGCGCGGCTGAATCCAAAAACGCTACAGATAGTTCGTGGCTCTCAGCCTCAAAGCCGGATTTTCTGGTGACCGGTTTCTTCCGCCCCGCATAATAATGGTAAGATACGCCGGTAGAAAAGTTGTCTATCATCCTGCGCGGCTCCCCTCGCGTATGCTTCAGAATGACAGGCTCATCCAGCGCGTCCACCGCAGCGAGAGAGGGAGCTGCTACCGTCACGTTCACATACGCATCTTCGCTGTCGGCATAGTTGTCGTATTCATCGACAGTTCGTATGGCATATCTCGTGCCTCCGAGCGCGGCGTAATCGTGATACTCCGACAGCCCCGTCACGTCTGCTACGGGCACGTCGTTGCGCAGGAGATAGGTATACACGCCTTCGGCCTCGAACGTCAACAGGACAGCCCCCTGCGCGGCCACGGCATTGATGGCGGGCGTTGCGGGCGGGGTTATATCAACCCCGAAACCGAGTTCTGCCCACGCCGCCCATACCAGCGACGCGCCAATGATGCGCAGGCGCGCGGTGTACTCGCCGTTTGGCAAGTAGACGGGCAACTTGCGCGATTTCTCCACGCCCGCCGTCTCGCCCGTTTGCCATACGATATCAGCGCCTTGGATTATTTGCAGTTCGTAGCCCTGTTGTCCCGTAGAGTTCCATGAAATTACCGGGCGGTTTGAGTTTGTCGCGCCGGTAATTGTAGGTATAGCGGGCGTGCCTATGCCGATAAACGCAGTAGGTGTTGACCAGTCACCTGGCACGCCATCTTGGTTGTAGGTTCTGATGCGCCAGTACACCTGTCCAGTGGGAAAAAATTCCGCAGGGATTTCAGCGGTATCAGAATTGCCAATTACCGCTGCCAATACCTGCCACGCTCCATTACCAATCCGGTATTCTAACTCCGCTTTGGTTTGTTCCGTGCCCGTAGATATATGATGCTCCCATACAAAATCTAAGCTATCCCCAATGTCTATATACACATCCCTGGGCTGTATCGGGATGGCCTGCGGTAATGCGTCCGGAAAATATACCTCATATCCATCCCCACTTGGTGTATCAGACACTAAAATCTCAGAAGGGATAACAAAGGCCGGAACAAACCCATAATTAGATGTGCGCGACAACGCAATGCCGGCGCCGGGCGTTCCACCCCCGTCAGAGCTATTTACCGACCATGTTCGTGCTGTGGGCGCGGAAGCAACTGTTGTCCATGAACGCGTCCACCATTCCATGTCGTTTCCGGGCGCAATAAATTTTTGTCGCTTTGCGTTGCTATCGTACCACGAGAGATGATCGCCTTCGAGTGCGCCCGGCGTGGGCGAGGGGATGCCAAACATTTCTGTATATGATGGCACAAATACACGCCTTGAAATTGTCTCTATCGTGACGGCTGCAAAATCAAGCAAGCATTGCAAGGAAACGGAGATTAGCGCCGCCCTATGGCGCATCGAATATCGACTCTCGAACGCCTGCGCAACCGAGTCTATTGCGCTTTGCGAATAAGGCGTCGGGAGGCCCCAAGGCGTCCAAAATGCAATATCCACCCGCACTAAGGTGGTTGTACCGCTTCCATGCACGTTGAAACCAGCAATTTCATATAAGGCAGGCGTATCATTTTCGCTTATCCATACTTTGCTGCCAAGCGATAAGTTACTTATCGGCTGTGCCATATTATCCCCCCGCCCTTCTCTCTTGCCGCGCAGACCGAGCCATGCGAACAATGTCATTAATTTCCCTGACGTTCTTGGCATCAATCGTTATGTTGTATGTGTCGCCGCCATATGTATTTGCGGTGCTTTCGTTGGACACGACAGTGCCGGGCGTGCCACCCGACACCCTTCTTATATCCGGCACCGTTGCCATGCTGCGCTCGATCAACCTTGCCATGCGCTGCATCTCCAGCCGCAATTCGTTTTCCTTGCTGCGCGCGCCCTCAATGATGCCCTGAACTGTGTCTTTGCCGCTTTGCATCATTACGCGGGAGGGGGATCTCTGGTCAAGCGCGAATTTATACGATTGGTTCGACAGTTCGGCAAGTTCCTTAAATTTTGCCTCCAAGTCTTTGCGTTTGGATTCTGCGCCATCTATAACGCCCTGCATTGTGTCGGCACCCGCTCGATAAGCGGCCTTCTCTTGGTTCAGTTGCTCGACCATTGTGTTATAGCTGTCGGCAATTTTGACCATATTTTTGTCGAAATCGGTTTGCATCAGAGCAATTTGACTAGAGAAGTTCTCCTTGCCCTCTTCGACTTTGGCGAGATTGTTTACAATATCCCTTACTTCGCTATCACTGGCTTCGGCTAACCCCGCCAATGCCGCCGCGCTTTCAGCCGAACCGTCAGAAAGCAGCGCAACGAGGTTTTCTATACCGTCGATATTTCTTTGTTCAAGGCGAGAGAGGTTGTCCGTGTATTTGCTGAGGTAAACGATTTGGCTTTCCAGCGAAGCGTTAAGGTCTTTCGCGCTGGTTTTCGCTTTATTGTCCATCAGCTCCCACAGGCCGATTTGGTCGTTGATGCTGTCGTACGCAGTATCGTAAGCCAGCTTATAGGACGCTTCCAATTCAGCCATCGACATAGAAACGGATTCAGCGGCCATCTCTGCGGCGCTGGTGGTAGTGTTCAACGATTCCGCGAAAGCATCCGCTTCGGCCTTGGACGCATCGAGAAACGCCCCGTTTTCCTCTAGCCTCTCATTAAGCAAGCCAATTGCGATCTGCGCATTGACAACCTCGTCAGATGCCTCGTTATATGCAAGCCCAAAATCTACCACCGCAGTTGTGCTCTCGGCGTTCATCCTGGCGAGCGCCTCTTGCGCGTTTTTCAGCCGCTCTTGCTCTTTAGCTAATTGCGCGGTGATATTTTTTTGCTCCATGTACAGATCGGCGCGATTCTTGATTAGCCAATCCAGCCGGGCCGCTTCCGCTTGTGCCTTGGCTACCTTGTCCATTGCCTCGGCGGTGAGGTTCAGGCTGTTCGTCTGTTCGTCATAGGCAAGCGATAACTCGGGCACTTTGGCGTTCAGTTGGTCAATCAACTCAAGCAGGGATCGTTTTTCGGCCTCGGTTTTGTCTTCGACGGCAACCAGGTCATTTATTGCGGAGATCATCGCTTCGATGCTTTCCGCCTCTGCGTCGATGGCTGCTGCGCCGTCCTCGTAGGCTTGGCGCTTTTCATCCACGCGCTTGATTAGTTCTTTAGTGGCTGCGTTGGCGTCATCCATCGTCGCGACATACGTACCGATCACGGCAACCAGCGCGCCAATTGCAAGCGCCGCCGCGCCCGCAGGATTGGCCGCGAGCGCTCCATTAAAAGCGCCGATTGCCGGTTTTGCAATTTTTACGACCGCTGTGTAACCGACGAGCGCGGCGGTCATAACCCCGAATCCCGAAATGACGGACGCCATCGCCTTAACGAGCCACGGGTTTTGCTCGATAAACTCTGCCGCCCACTCAAACGCATCCGTCCCCGCCTCGGCAAGATTGCGCAACGCGGGGGTGAACACGTCGCCTATTTCCCGCCTTACGCCCTCGGCGGCGTTTTTCAGCAGTTGCAGTTTGCTCTCTGTTGTGCCGTACCGCAACGCGGCTTCAGTGGCCAGTGCGGTATTTTCTTTCCACGCCGTATTGCCCATCTCCATTGCGCGGCGCACTAAATCACCCGCATTAGATGTTCTCAAGAGCGAGTCGCGCAATCTGAGCTGCGTAATTCCCATTTCCTCGAGCGTGGCAATGCTGCTGATGCCTTGCTCGCTCATTTTAGAGAGCCCTTCAATAAATGCTGTGATCGCACCGGCTGCATCCTGCCGGAAAGCTGTTTTAAATTCTTCGGCAGTCATGCCTGCGACCATGGCAAAGTCGGTCAGCGACTCCTTGCCGGTTTCGACGGCAACCTGCATATCGGCAAACACGCGGGAAAACGCGGAGCCGCCCGCCTCGGCTTCAATGCCTACGGAAGATAGCGCAGCAGAAAAGCCCATGATTTCCGCTTCGGTCAGGCCGATCTGTTTGCCTGCGCCGGCCAGTCGCTGCGCCATCGCCAGAATATCCGCTTCTGTTGTGGCAAAATTATTGCCGAGCGCAACAATGGTACTGCCGAGTTTATTAAAATCGGCTTGGCTCATCCGAACGATGTTAGCAAATTGTGCGAGTTGCTTCGCACCCTCGGCAGATGCAATGTTTGTGGTTTCCCCAAGGTCGGCCATGACGCGGGTAAATTCGATTACCCTGTCAGTGTGGATGCCGAGCTGCCCGGCCATTTCACCGATACCCGCAAGTTCTGTCGTGGTCGCGGGTATCTCAAGGGCCATGTTTTTTATGCCCTCGGTGATTGCCGCTAACTGCTGTTCAGTGCCTTCGACCGTCTTAAAAACGCCTGTCAGAGCACTTTCAAACTCGATTGACGCATCCGTACAGGCCGTGATCGTGTCCGCAATTTCCTTTAGCGTACGGGTCAGCCCGGCGGCGACCAGGGCGGCGGACAGTGTATCAACCGCCTCTTTTGAGGTTTTTCCGAATTGCGCGGATTCCTCTTTTGCTTCCTTGGTTTCCTTGCCGAAACGGTCAATGCTGGTCGCACAACCATCCGTGGAGGCTTTTGCCTCATCCATGTATGTGGCGTTTTTGTCGATCTCGCCATTTATATTATTTAGCTCAACCTTTGCATTATTAAGCTGTCGTTCCCAGTTGTTTACGCCCTTTTGCGCTGCCGCCGCCTTTGCTTCGTTGTCTACCAGCTCTTTATTGAGCCTTTCAAGCTCGGCCTTTAACTCGGCCTGCCGTGCCGTGGTATCGCCCGTGCTGTTCGCAAGATCGGCCATTTCCTTTTCAACGGCGGCGATTTTACCCTTTGTATCCTCGATCCTCGAGGCGTAGGTTTGCTGCGCTTTTTGAGCGTTCTCCAACGCTTTTTTTAACGTATCAACCTTCTGTTGCTGTGATGCATATACTTTCGTTAGCGCGTCACTCTTGGCAGTCAACGCCTGCATGCTATTGGCGTTGTTTTTATATTCGCTCTCCACCAGCTTCAGCGCGGATTGCATGTTTTTCAGCTCGCCGTTGATCGTTGCAACCGCTTGCTTATAAGCGGCCTCACCGTCAATAGCCAGCCGCGTGGAAATTGTGCGTACAGCCAATGTATTTTCCTCCAATCAAAAAGCGCCCCGTTTGGAGCGCTTACAGGCATCATTCTTTTCTTAAACTTGCAAGTCTACAAATTTTACCTCCTTACATAATTTATATAAATTATGCCACGCTAATGCTTCAATCTATTTCCTTCTCCTTCGGCAACCCCATCTCAAACATGTCAAAAACCACGCCCACGCGTAGCAGTAGCGTTTCCTTGGCGTTTAGCCCCGCCTGCGTTCCCATCTTCAATAACTGTGCTAGTGTTATTAGGTTGCTTTTTTTTTATTCAGCTCCGTAAGCCCGATGTCAATTTCATCGTCGTTATTCTCGCGTTTGTACCCCGCGAGCATTGCATCGACCAATGCGGTCTTTAATTGCATAATGCCCAGCGGGGAAACGGAAACAAGCAGCTCTTCTTCCGTAAGCATGTCTCGCGCTGTATGCCCAAGCCACCGCCGCGCAAGCTCTGACTGTTCGGCCATAATTACAGCGATTTTGCAAGCCCGCTGAAACGCCAATGCGGTATTTTCCGTTATCAATTCGGTTATGTTGTCCGTTTCGAACTTATCACGTATGGCAAACATCGCCGCGCCGTTGAACAAGAGATCGTATGTTTTGCCGTTAATTTTTATCATATGATACCTCAAAAGGGGCGGTTTCCCGCCCCAACAGAATTATTCAGTGAATACCGCAACGATATCGTGATCAGCGGCCATTGTCGCGAGAGTGTACCTATCTCCCAGATCAATGCTTGCTGTCACATCAACGCCGTTGTCGTACAGCTTCGTTATATCGGCCCCAACATTAAGCACAAAACTGCCACCAGCGGCGACCATTGTGCGACCAAGCGGGGATACAGTGCCCTCGCCAGAAGTAGCAACGTTGATTTCATATGCGGTTGCTAGGCCCAACTTGTTCTCAATCCACAGCTTTGCCGCTTCCTCGGCCGCGAACGTTTCCGTCTCGCGCCAATCGCCAGCGTTCGGCGCAAACACGGTGAAGGTAGTGCTGGTAGTCGAGAAGGTAATCGAGTTACCA